TGGAAAGATATCCGCCACGACCCACATAATATCCCATAGGAATTTTTTTACACTTCTTATCAGTGTAACAATAATAATATCCTACTCTACAACGTTTTGTTTCTTCTTCTACTTTTTTCTTTTCGGGCAAACCTTTGTGCTTTGTCTTCGCAAATTTCTTTACGCTGGACATGCTGGTGGTGGCGGCAACTTTGGCCACCTCAGACGAGGGATTTTCCATTTCCCCTTTCTGAGTCGCTCTAACCATCCCGAAGAATCTTTGTTGCGCTTTGGAGACTGCTGGCATGAGTCAGTCTCCTGCGTATCCTCCAGTGTAACGACCACTGGACTCTTGTTCTCTTTTGTTTGGTTTGCGAACGTTTGCTTTAGCGGCGTTAATTTTAGCATGATCTACCTTTTTCTTGGGAGAACCTACAATAGCATCCTTTCCATGCTTCTTTTCTAATCTTGCCTTTACTTTTTCAAAGGCAGTCATTTCTTCTTTCTGCTCAGTTCTATGACCAGAAGGAAGTTTACCCTGTTGCTGTGCTTGCAATCTTTGCTTATCAAGCATTTGTTGCTTCATCATCATCTGTCTTTTCTTGGCAAGCATTTGCTTATCAGGTTGTTCTGCCTCTTCTCCCATGCGACGTTTGGCAGCATTACCCATACCCCTATCACCTTCACCAGTTCTCTTATCGGCACGACCACCACGACTCTTAATTTTTGGGTCACTGACAGAAACATCACGACGAGTACCAATATTAAAAGCAGTAGCACGATCACTTCCACTCTTAGCACTATATTCTTTCTTCTTCATGGCATCTTTGCGAGGACCTGCCATCATTGCTTCATCAACTACTGATTCCTCACTCATACGTGCAGCAACTTTCTCTGCAGCACCTTTAATTTTTGCCTTCAATCCTTTCTTTGCTTTCTTGGGAGCATCGGTAGCAGACTTCTTAATTCTCTTAGCAGTATCGGAAGCAGATTGTTTTACTTCTCTACCTTTATTGTAGGCAGCAACTTGTGCCTTAGCAGATGCCATACCTGTTTTCTTCTTAGCAGATGCCATCTTCTCACCAACCTTTCTACCAAGGAACTTCAAACGTCCCTTTGCTTTCTTCATCATCTGTTGTCTGGGTGACTCAGTATCAGAACCGTAAGTAACTTTTGCCTCAGTCAATACCCACTCAAGTGCTTCTTCAATATCATCTTCAACGTATCCCTCTTCTTGAAGTTCAAAGTATACACCTTCAACCATTCCATCAAACTCATCATATTCAACCATCTCAATCAAAGTTCCACCTAGTTCAGATACAACTTCTTCGCCAAGTTTTGGATTGATTGTAATTTTATTATTAACTTTTTTTTCTTTGATGGGTTTATCATTATCTTCAGCAGCACCAACAACTTCACGCAAATCATCTCTCCAATTAGAGAAACTTTCAGTCTTTGTTTTAGGAACACAGTTAGGAACCATACGGTTTCCTTTCTTCTTCATTCCTACTTGCTTGTGGGAATCCCAGCAAGGATCACCATCACCCTCAACAACTTCCTCAACTTCTTCTTTCTTGTACTCAGGATGATCATCCACCTTCATACCACGTTTCTTCTCAAGACGTTCTTTACGTTCTTTAGTTCCTTTCTCAGAATCTAAATCACGAACACCTTCTGACATTTTTTTCTTCATCGCTTTGGCAATTGCCTTACGACGCTTACCAAGATACTTATCAGACTTATCAACATCACCATCATTGTCAATGTCAGCATCTTCCTGACCTACAGGGTCAAGTGCTTCTTTCATTTTTTCACGCTTTGCCTTTGCCTTAGCAAGCAGTCTCTCCTTTGCTGCTTCTTGCTCAGACTTAGGAATAGCAGTCACTGCACCCAACCTCTCTGCAGGTTTGCCGGGAACTGCGGATTCAGCAACGTTATCTAAGTAAACCTTTGAAATATCTAGCAAAGGATTCTTATCAATACCATTAGACATGTTTCTACTTTGTCTTTTTCTTATACTTATTTATGAAATTTCTTATAGCACTTGTTCCTGTCATTCTTTGAGCGTATTCTCTATGAGCATCTGTACCCACAAGTCTTTGATCAGAAGGAACACCTGATGGTCCTGAATAGTTTACAACTGCTTCCATTACATCTCTAATCCAAGACTTAAACATATAATCTTCTTTAGTCAGGCAGATTAGATGATTGGTGCCTCTACGAATAATTCTACCAATCAAACCAGTATTTAAGTTCTCTACAATATCACCAATTCTATAAATTTTTTCGTTGACATACTGCTCACGCAATCCTTTGTGATCAAACTTGGGAGCAATCTGCCACATCTCCGCAACATCTTTCTTCTTCTTAATTCCCATAGCAGAACGAACAGCATCAAATAGTGCTTGGGTATCACCATCATCTAATGTCTTGGGTGTTCCTCTACGGAATGCAGCAAAGTCATCTTCTGATACTGCTTTTCTCATTTTGGAAGCAGACATACCCTCAACACCTTCTGCTTCTGCGTCTCTAGCACCAGCAGAAATTACTCTGATAAGTTTAAATTCATACAACTCACCATTATATTTCTGTGCCAAGTTCTCAAATTCTGCTTGACGATCAGCACCTACAACAATATTGATGTTCTCATATCCATCTTCATTCGCAGCAACCAATACATCAAAAATGGATTTCATATTAGGGTCATTAACAATGTTCTCTTCGTAGTCAGGGAACATTTTCCTCATAAATGATACTTTCATATCAGGATCAAGTGGATTTTTCTTTGGATCCTGTGTTCTAGATGGATAGACTTTGAAGTCATCACCCTCTGCCATACCATCAGCAGATTTCAAAAGTTTTTCGTGTCCAACAGTAGGGGGATTAAATCTACCAAATACAACAGTTAGAGTTTCAGTAACTCCTTCTTCATCTCCACCTTCTTCTTTCTCTGTATTTGCTTTTGGTTTAGGTTGTGCTTCTGGTTTAGCAGCAGATTTGACAGTAGCAGGTTGCTGTGCTACTGATTTCTTTTCTCCACCTTCTTCTCCACTATTTGATTTCTTCTTATCAACAAACTTTAACTTACCGTTTTCGGTAGTTGCCACAAACTTACCACTGGAGTCTAACCAACCACCGTGTCCATCACTCTTCAGGTTTAACTTTTGTGCTTTAAGTGATGCTTCTGATCTTGCCTCACCTAAAAATTGAAAGAAACTTTTCATTTATATTGTTAGTCCTTATACTATATTTAGTAAATTTTGAGAAACGGTCCATTAGAAGAACCAAATTCTTTTTTGGCACCATAATAAAGAACGCGACACCAATCTTTCATCTTTCCTTTCTTAGCAACTTCTGCCCAGCAATTTGCCCATTCTAAAGCAATCAATTTAGAAGAAAATCTACCACCAGAACTACGATCTCTCTCTGCTGTTTCATACATAATTGCATTATCCATGATAGATCTAAAATCACTACCAATTTTACTACCACCCTCATAGACAGCAACCTCACCAAAGTCAATCATATTGCTACCTTTTAACTTATCATATAGATCAACCCAATACTTTATGTCTGCCTCCGTCCATTTACCAACGGCAGGTATATGTGGATGCTTTGTTGCCGATGGTGGTCTATTTAATCCAACATCAGGAAGGAATTTATCTAAAGCAACACTAGAAACCTTGCCCAATTTTGCTCCACCGTCTTTACCTTTTGGAGTTAGGTCAGTTTGAATAACGTTTCTTGCTTTTGAATATTGAAAGTTTCTTGACTGTCCATGAATCGTTCCACCAGATTCAGTTTTCATATCAAATCCAAGTTCTCCAGTATCAAACAAGAACTCTTTTTTCTTACCAAGAGTAAGAGTGCATTTGATTGAGTTAGGAACTAGATCAATCTCTACTCTAGCAGTCTTATCTCCACCCATATTTGCTAACTCTGCGTTAGCAGTCTTCTTTGTTTTTGATATTGCCTTGAGAGAAACTCCTACAAGAATTTTATCTTCTAATGCTTCTTTCATATATGCATTTAGCAAAGAAAGGTTTGCTTCCTTACTAATACCATCAATATTAGTCAGTTCTTTTATAGTTCCTTCAACAACTCTTTTCGCACTCTTCTTCACAAGAACAATATCCATTGGGTTCCATCTATCTTTTACAGATACCCCACAATTGCTTTTGGCGATACCTTCAATAAAAGGCATTACTCCACTGTCTCTGGAGTATTCATATCCTTTATTAGAACCAAGATATCTCTTCAGTGCTGCAGTCTGCTTTCGATAAGTTTCTTTCCACTCCAAGTTATACCCATCGTAAACTTTGAGCATGTCTTTATCGGTAGGTTCTTTACCTTTTTCTATGACACTCTCAAAGAAAACTCTAGAACCATTTTCTTGTTTGGCAGTTTCAGTGGCGCTCGTTGCCATAACTTTTTATTTTTATTTATGGAGAATAGCGGGCTCGAACCGCTGACATCCTGCTTGCAAAGCAGGTGCTCTACCAACTGAGCTAATTCCCCTTGTTTCTTTCTTCCTTAGAAAGACGGAAATACATCTTATAGTATTTCCGTTTCATCTCATCAAGTGTAGCAGCATCTTCTAGAAAATCAAGTCTTCTACAGTGTGCCGAACTACCTTCCAACTCACTTATTAGTAGCAAGATGTCTACTGGTTTCAAAGTTTGCCTCCGACAAAAGCATCTCCAATAACTCTGGTATATTGTTCAAGTGTTCCTTCTTGTTCGCACATGAGATGCCAACGAGACATCTCAAATACACCATCATAAGTTGCACCAGTTAAGAAATTTTTTTTAGTATCTTTTCGGATGCTTGTATACAGACCGAATCTTGTTTTATAAATGCAGAATGCATCATCAATCCACTCTACATCAGCACTTTCAAGATCTGGTCTGTAACTATTTTTACCACTCATTAACTCTCCTCACTTTCAGTAGCGTCATCTTCTTCATTTTTTTTATTAAATCCAAATGGACCTTCTTTTTCATCAAGAGCAAACTTGAGTGCTACACCACCAACGGCTTCCATAACTCTTAAGATATCTTCTGCTCTTGCATCTTCACCAAGTTCTTTAGCAATATACCAATACTTAGGCCAGAAAGTTTCACCTGCTTTTTGATAATCTTCAAGTGTTAGAATTTTCATTCTTTAGTTCCTCCTCAATTTGTTCATCTAGGTCATTGATTAAATTACGAATTTCAATAATTCGTGGTGGGACACATGTCGGGTCATATGTGTAAATTTTTTGTTCTTGGAAAAGAACGTGTCTAACTGCAGCAGCAGTTTTTATATCAAGGTTAAGAGTAATCACAGGTCACCTTCTACACGGTTTTCAGAATGATGAACATCGAACTCACCGCCAGGATAACGTGCTTTGAGTTTATCAACGTTCATTTCAATTACCTCATCAAAGGTAGTATCAAGTGCCATACATGCTTGTGCCAGATACCAACAGATATCACCAAGTTCACGTTTCATATGAAATACATTCTCTTCATTGTAGGGTTTACCTTGAAGAAATATTTTCTTTACTACTTCAGTAAACTCACCAGACTCAGCACACAAACCAAGGGCAGCAGTCATTAATTGTGTAACGTTAGCACCGCCGACTTCAAGTTCACTTAATCGTGCAGCACAAACAGGCCAATCAAGACTAGGAGCACTAGTTACTCCTTGTACAAATTCAAGGTATTTTTCAGTATCAACTTTAGTCATGAAAATCAGGGATAAATGGTTCTTGATAACTTTGAGGGAGTTTTTTAATTACTACTTCTTTCCAACTACCACCAACACCACCATCCATATTTACAACAATATCTCTTGTTGGAAGTTGTTTGCTATTGGAGACATCGATGATATCAC